GATATACCGATATACCTTAGCGGTAATAACTTGGAACTCTGGGCAAGAGTCAGAGACAAGGGAAATGTCATCTTCAGACCCAATACTGCTACCAATTTCGGAGATGCATATAATTCAGCGATCGATTACACATTCCTACATGGGCATTACGATTCATTAATTGTATGTAATGATGATGTGGTATTTACTCCTACGACTTACGAACTGTTAAAGAAGGACTATGACTTTCTAACAGGCGATAGAGAGTTCAAGGTAGGTTGGTTAGGATGTAGGTCGGATTATGTATTGCATGACCAGAATATTAGATTCCCGATAGAGGGGGATAGTGTTACAGCGTTGAAATACAGTAGTGAAGAAAAAATAAAAGAGGCAAAAGTAATCGCTCCGATTTGCGCTGCTGTAACTAAAGATGCGTGGATGAGTGCTAAATTTCCCTCTATAAATTGGTTTTCAGATAATATAATCTGTATGGACATGGCTAAGGCTGGATTTCAGCATTTTGTAAGTAGGGCATATGTTCACCATGCAGGGAGCCAGACAGTAGGAATGGATTACGAGAAATGTCTAGAGGAGCCTAAGGCGTGGTTAAAGGCTAACAGACCGGATATGTACGAGGTTTTCTATGGCAACACTTGAAGAAACGCTAAGGAAGCTAGGATTAGCTACGGCTAGGGGTGTGCCTCAGCTTGCCACAGGATTTGTGGATTTAGCTGCATTGCCATTTACAGCCACAGGATTACTAAAGCCTGAGCAAGCCGTAGGTTCAACAGCGTACTTAACTTCTAAAGGTTTACTTCCTCCTGAGCAACAAGGATTATTGAATCAGACTACCGAACTTGTATCTAGCGCAATGAACCCAGCAGTAGCCACAAAAGCGGCTTTGGCTAAAGGTGGATTATTAGCAACAGCTCCTATTGCATTTGCCGGATCAATTGAAAAGCCATTAAGTAATGCTTTTAATATAATAAAAAGAGATGCTTCTGATATTTTTGGTGCTGGAGCAGAAAAAATAAGATATACAGACCCTAAGAGTGGTGGAACTATTGAGGTACTGTCTAAGCCAGATAAAAGCGCATCTGTTTTAAGTTTAGAAGTGCCTGAGCAGTTTAGAGGTCAGAAAATTGGTCAAAGTTTGCAAGCTAAAGTTATGCAAGACTTTCCAGAAATGCAAGGTCAAGTATCATCTAAAGCTGCTGCTAAAACAGCATATAGATTAGGACGTAGACCAGTAGGTCAGCCTAATGCAACATTAGATGATGTATTTAAAGCAATTGATGAAGATTCTTCAGTAAACTTAATATCTCCAGAAATGCAAAAACGATTTGCTGGAACTCAACCTAGTGGATTGTTAGGAGCGGCTCAAGATTTATCTTATAAAGGTTCTCATACTGCTCCTAATGCAAAAGTTTATGGAGCTACTATAGATAATCTAGGCGGCATAATGCCAGCAGATGTTTATTCATCAAAAGGAACTAGATTATATGGAATTGGTAATCCAGAAATAGATTCTCAATGGTTTTCTGCTGCGTATAGAGCAAAAGGTAAGCCTGATGCAGAAATAACAGTATATAGGGCTGTTCCTAAAGGCGTAAAAAATATAAATAGTGGTGATTGGGTTACAACAAGCAAAAGATATGCTCAAGATCATGGAGAAAGTGCATTAAATGGCGAATATGAAATTGTTACTAGAAAAGTAAAAGCAAAGACTTTATCATCAGAAGGATACCCTTATGAGTTTGGGTATAACGAATAGCATGACATCCAAAGGATAGTGCAAATGAACGTAATAGAGTTAAGTGCAGGTGTATATCCAACACCAGAGTGTATATCTGAGTGGTATAAAGGATTACCAAAAAGAAAAGACGGACAATTAGACAAGCGTAATCCAGAGTCTAAAAAGTTCAATGCTTATGTTTCACAGATGGAACATTTAAGTATTCAAGCAATGCAGAATAACGTGCCGTTTAGGCTTATGAATAAGTCTGAATGGTGGCTATAGCAAGACACCGGAAGGTATTGCATGCAATTAAACATCCAGTATCGCAAAGTTGAGGATTTAATTCCTTACGTCAATAACAGTAGGAAACATTCAGATCAACAGGTTGCCCAGATAGCGGCAAGCATTAAAGAGTTTGGCTGGACTAATCCTATCCTAGTAGACAAGGACAAGGGCATCATAGCGGGTCATGGGCGGCTTATGGCGGCTCGTAAGCTAAAGATGAATGATGTGCCCACTATAGAGTTAAGTCATCTCTCAGAGGCTCAGAAGAAGGCTCTGGTCATTGCAGACAATAAACTGGCTTTAAATGCAGATTGGGATACGCAGATATTATCGCTAGAGTTATCAGAACTGCAAGACATTGGATTTGATTTAGATATATTAGGTTTTGATGCTAACGAGTTAAATGCGTTGCTTGAGCCAGAAGAAGTAGAGGGATTAACGGATGAGGATGCCGTACCTGATGTGCCAGAGGAGCCTAAGACTAAGCTAGGGGATATATATCAGTTAGGGAATCATCGGCTTATGTGTGGTGATAGCACCAGCATTGATGCGGTTGAGAAGCTAATGGATGGAAAACAAGTAGATTTTTTATTTACTAGCCCACCGTATAACGCTGGCGATTCTGAAAAATTATCTGGAAATACGCATACAACAGATAATAAATATGCAACATATCAAGACGATAAATCACAAGATGATTATTTGAATTTTTTGCGCGGGTTTACTAATGCTTGGATGTGGGCAAGTAAGTGTATGGCGATAAATATTCAACAATTAGCGGGCAACAAAATTGCTTTTATAGAATATCTTAATTTTTATAAAAATCATCTTGTTGATATTGCTATATGGGACAAAAAGCATGGTGCGCCCCAAATGGCAAAAAATGTAATGTCGAATAGGTTTGAATATATTATTTTTCTTGCTCAGACAGAAAATCCATCAAGGGCAATTCCAACAGCGGATTTTCAAGGAACAATTCAAAATGTGTACGAAGGCCAACCAAACCGAAATAATGAATTTTCTAAAGTTCATGCGGCAACATTTCCGGTTGATTTTCCAGAATGGGTAATTAAATCTTTTACAAAAAATCGAGCAATAATTGCTGACGCATTTGGCGGCACAGGCACAACAATGATTGCTTGTGAGAAATTAGGAAGGCAAGCAAGGCTAATGGAACTAGACCCTAAATACTGTGATGTAATAGTAAAGCGATGGGAAGATTTCACAGGTAAGAAAGCAGTATTATTGTCAGACAAATAACATTTCCCCTAGATAAAATGATTGAGCATAAACCTACAGATGAGCAAAGGAAACTTGTTGAGACTTCAGCAGGTCTTGGCTTGCCTCATGAGCAAATAGGCGCACTTATTGGTATTGACGATAAGACACTAAGAAAGCACTACAGAGAGCAGCTAGATGTGGGGAAGGCTAAGGCAAGTGCTCAGATAGCAAAGACATTGTTTAACAAGGCTCAGAGTGGTGATACGACTGCATTAATTTGGTGGACTAAGGCTCAGATGAGATGGGCTGAGACACAGAAGCAGGAGATTACAGGGCAGGATGGGGCGCCAATTGTCATTTCATGGAAGAAATGATCGAGATAGATTACAAGCCGAGGGATCAACAGTTATTGATCCACGATGCTATAGATGCCAGCAGGTTTACCGTAGTCGTAGCTCATCGAAGGATGGGCAAAACAGTCTCGGCAATCAACCATCTAATCAAGGCAGCGGTAACAAATACAAACCCAAACCCACGCTATGCCTATATTGCTCCAACGTACGCTCAGGCTAAGAGGGTAGCTTGGGACTATCTCCAAGAGTTCACTAGGCCACTAAATGCTATCTACAACATTGCTGAGCTACGTGCTGATTTTTGGGGGCGTAGGATTAGTCTTTACGGCTCTGACAATCCTGATAGCTTGCGTGGTCAGTATTTCGATGGAGTCGTTATCGATGAGGTTGGGGATCAGAACCCTAAGATTTGGAACGAGATCATTCGTCCTGCTCTTGCTGATAGGCTCGGGTGGGCTTTGTTTATTGGTACTCCGAAAGGTCGCAATCATTTCAGTGAGTTAAGAGACAGGGCTGAGAAGGAAGAAGGCTGGAAGCTACTAGAGTTCAGAGCTAGTCAGACAGATATTATTCCAGAGAAAGAACTATGGGCAGCCCGTAGAGAGATGGGTGAGGACAAGTACGCTCAGGAGTTCGAGTGCTCGTTTAATGCAGCGGTAGAAGGGGCTTACTATGGGTCGCTTATCAATGATCTTGAGGCGAAAGGCCGTATCACCACTATTGACCGGGATGATCTTTGCAGGTCTTTTGTCGCTTGGGATTTGGGTATTAGTGATTCGACAAGTCTTTGGGTGGCTCAATTGGCTGGCAAGGAAGTGCGGCTTATTGACTATCATGAAGCCCACGGAGTCGGTCTGGACTACTATGTACGATGGTTGCGAGAGAACAAGTATGAAGGGTTCGAGCAGTTCCTACCGCACGACGTTGAGGTAAGAGAACTAGGCACAGGAAAAAGCCGTAAAGAGGTTTTACAGGAAGCAGGCCTAGATATTAGGGTAGCGCCTAGATTATCGATTGCAGACGGCATACAAGCGGCTAGAAGGCTGATTCCTCGCTGCTGGTTTGACCATAAGACTAAGGCAGGATTGGATGCCTTGAGGAACTATCGCCGGGAGTTCAATGAGCGTCAGAATGTTTACTACGATAAACCGTTGCATGATTGGACTTCTCACGCTGCTGATGCGTTCCGTTACCTAGCGATAACACTTGACGAAGGCGTAGATTCATGGTCAACACCGTTGCCAAAAAACGTAAGTTGGGTTGTATAATGAGCAAAATTATCCAAAGGGGCAGTTATGCTCGATTCAGGCACAGTAAAGTCTATCCTAGAGAATGAGATAGATAACGCTATCGGTTATCTCGACACAGAGACAACAGAAGCCCGTAGCAAGGCATTGCAGTATTACTTGCGTGATCCTTATGGCAATGAGCAAGAGGGTCGCAGTCAAATAGTCACCGGAGAAGTAGCAGAGGCTATCGATGGTGCACTTCCTCAGTTAATCCGCGTATTCACCACCACTGAAGATATTGTCTACTTTGAGCCTAAGAGTCCGGGCGATGAGGAAACAGCTAAACAGGCTACAGATTACTGTAACTGGGTGTTCTATCGTGAGAACGACGGTCTATTGATTCTGCATAACTGGTTCAAGGATGCTCTGCTCCAGAAGGTCGGAGTCGTTAAGGCTTACTGGGACGAGCAAGAATCTGTTATCAAAGAGGAATACAGCAATCTCACTGAAGATGAACTGGCAATGCTTCTAGCTGATGGCTCAATGGAAGTCATTAAGCAGGAAGTCGAGTTCGAGGATGGTGGGTTTGACATGATGGGCAATCCTATCCAGATTCCCAAGTACGAGATATACGTTAAGCGTAAGAAGGAATACGGCTGCGTAAAGATTGATAACGTACCGCCTGAAGAGTTCCTGATCTCTAAGAGTGCTCGGACTGTCAGCGATGCTAATTTCGTAGCTCACCGTAAGCTAATGACTCGCTCTGAGTTGATAGCTATGGGCTATGACAAAGAGATTATTGATACGTTGCCAACTTATAACGATCTTGAGTTCTCTGATGAAAGAGTGGCTCGTTATCCAAATGGTGAGCAGCCTGACCAGAACAATAGTCTGGACTTCTCAATGCAAACGGTTGAGGTGTACGAGTGCTATATCAAGATTGACGAGGATGAGGACGGTATTGCTGAACTTCGTAGGATTGTCTATTGTGGCTCTGAGATTCTAGATGACGAAGAATGTGACCATGTTCCGTTCCATACCATTTGCCCGATTCCTATCCCTCACAAGTTCTTTGGTCAGTCATTGGCTGATCGTGCAATGGATATTCAGCTTATAAAGTCTACGGTTACCCGTCAGATGCTGGATAACTTGTATCTCACGAACAACGCTAGGGTTGGTGCTGTAGATGGTCAGGTGAATCTCGATGACTTGCTGAACGCTACTCCGGGCGGTGTGATTCGGATGAAGTCAGCTAATGCTATCCAGCCTATTGAGGTTCCTGCTGTAACGGCTCAGGCATTCCCTATGCTGGAGTACATGGATCAGGTACAGGCTAAACGCACTGGTGTTTCAGACTCGCAACAAGGTCTTGATCCTGATGTTCTGAACAATGTCTCGGCTACTGCGGTGGCTGCGATGATGAAGTCTAACTCTGGCAAGCTGGAGTTGATAGCTAGGGTGTTCGCTGAGACAGGTGTTAAGAGCCTGTTTAAGGGCATCTTGCATCTGATGACTAAGTATCAGAACAAGCCGAAACTTATTCGGATGCGTGGTCGATATGCAGAGTTTGATCCGCGTACATGGGCTAATGAATACGATGTGTCTGTAAATGTTGGTCTTGGCTCAGGGGATAGAGAGCAGAAACTGGCTATGTTGCAGATGATTCTATCTAAGCAAGAGCAGATTATTCAGCAGTATGGCCCTGCGAATCCTTTGGTTTCCGTTGGTCAATACCGGAACACATTGGCTAAGTTCATTGAGGCGGCAGGATTTAAGGATTCTACGGAGTTCATGAATGAGATCACGCCAGAAGTTGACGCTGCACTATCTCAGCCTCAGCCACCGGCTCCCGATGCACAAGCCGAAGTCGCGCAGATGTTGGCTCAGGTTGAACGTGAAAAGACTCAGGCTAAGGCACAAATTGATGCGGCAAAACTTGATCTTGAGAGGCAAACCCTTGAAGCGGAATACACTCGCAAGGGCATAGAGATGCAGATGAAGAACCAGCGAGATGCGGCTGAACTACGGATTAAAGAGGCTGAACTTGCTGTTAAACAACTTCAAGCTATGTTGGCTATGGATTTGGCTGATGAGAGCGCAAAGAACAATCAGGTTGAGTTGACTCTGAAGGCTCTGAAGGAGTTAGGCAATCTGACTAAGACAGGAACGATGATTCAATGAATAAATCTCAATGGGCAATTAACCTATTGAAGGACGATTACTTTATCGAAATGATGAAGGAATTGCGCGACATGGAGATTAACAAGTTTGCAATGTCTGATTATGGTCAGATAGAGCAGCGTGAAGAAGCTTATATGCGGTTGAGGTGCTTCGAGTTGGTGGAAAATCATCTTGAGAGCATGGCTGCGGATAAGAAGATTCAGGAGAAAAAGTTAAAGATTTTGTAGTGCGAGTCGGGCGCTTCCCGATATAATTAAGGAAACTAAATGAGCGATACTCAAGACATGACCCCGGAAGGGAATGCAGAGTTGACGGTGGATGGTGCAGCTAACGCTATCTTGGGCTTAATGGGTGGTGACGAAGGCTCCGACGGACAACCTGAACCCCAACTAGAAGCCAACGATAGCGAGGCCGAATCAGACGAGTATGAGTCTGAGGTAGAACAAGAGGAAGCTGAAGAGCTAGAGGAGCCTCAAAAATTCCGTGTCAAAGCCGCTGGCGAAGAACGGGAGGTAACCCTCGATGAGCTTATCAAGTCTTATCAACTTGGCACTGATTACACCAAGAAATCGCAGGCTGTAGCTGAAGAACGCAAGGCGGTTGAGGCCGAGCGCCAAGCGGTTCAAGAGGCTAAGGCATTGCGCGATCAATACGCGCAGCGGCTAGAGATGTTGGAAACAATGTTGCAGCCGCAAGAGACTGAGAATTTAGATTACCTGAAAGAGACTGATCCTATTGGCTATGCGGTAAAGGTAGCTGAGATGGCTCAGAGGGAGAAGCAGTTAGCCCAAGTACAAGCAGAGCGTCATCGTATTGCTCAACAACAAGAGCAAGATCGTCAGATGCAGATGCAGAGCTTGGTTCGGGAGGAGATGCAGAAATTAACTGCGGCTATTCCTGAGTTTGCTGATCCTACTAAGGGCGAGACTATCAGGAATGATATCCGTGCTTTCGGTAAACAACTAGGATTCTCGGATCAGGAGTTAGCGGCTGTTTATGACAGTCGTGCGGTTCTAACGCTGTATAAGGCGATGCAATACGATAAGCTAATGGCAAGTAAGCCTGAGGTAACCAAGAAGGTTAATCAAGCGCCGAAAGCGATTAAACCCGGAGTTGCACAGTCTAGGGATACAAACGCTGAAGAACTGAAGAAACTTAAAGCGCGAGCTAAGTCATCTGGAAGGGTGGCAGATGCCGCAAGTGTATTTGAACGATTTATTTGAGGTGAATCATGGCTATTTATAACGCACATACCGCTATTGGTCAGCGCGAAGATTTGATCGATGTTATCTACAACATCTCGCCTACCGAGACTCCTTTCATGTCCTCGATTGGCAAGACTAAAGCTACTGCTGTTTATCATGAGTGGCAGACTGACTCGCTGGACGCTGCAACGACTGCTAATGCCGCGGTTGAAGGTGCTGACGCTTCTGACGCAACTCTGTCGCCTACGACTCGTCTGGGCAACTACACCCAAATCCTGCAAAAGACTATCAAAGTCTCTGGCACTCTGGATACGGTGAACAAGGCTGGTCGTAAGTCTGAGAAGGCTTATCAACTTGCTAAGGCTTCACAAGAGATCAAGCGTGATCTGGAAACGATTATGCTGTCGAATCAGGGTCGTGACGCAGGTTCGTCGAACTCGACTCCTCGTAAGATGGCTTCTCTGCTGTCATGGATCAAGACCAATACTGACGCTGGTTCGGGCGGTGCTGATCCTACGACTATCGGTGTTTCGACTCGTACTGATGGTACTCAGCGTACTTTCACCGAAACCCTGCTGAAAACCGTTGTTGCAGAAGTGTTCAACGCAGGTGGTACTCCTAGCGTTCTGATGGTTGGCGCTCTGGGCAAGCAGAAGGTTTCGTCGTTTGCTGGTATTGGCGCAACTCGCTTTAATGTAACGGGTGCTAAGCCTTCAACGATTATCGGTGCTGCTGACATTTATGTGTCGGATTTCGGCAATATGTCGGTTGTTCCTAACCGTTTCATGCGCGCACGTGATGCTCTGATCCTTGATCCTGAGTACGCAGCAGTTGCGTATCTGCGTCCGTTCCAGACTAACGAACTGGCTAAGGCTGGCGACAGCGACAAGACTCAGATCCTCGTTGAGTGCACTCTGGAGGTTAAGAACGAGGCTGCTCATGGCGGTGTTTTTGACCTAAATATGGCTCTGTAAAGGCTCCTTCGCTGAAGAGCGATTTCCCTCGGGGCTTCGGCTCCGGGGGTTTTTTAGAAAGGACTCCTTAGTGAACTTTCGCGCTTCAACGGTACACGCAGACGGTGATGGCGGTATCGTAATTGAAACAAAGCAAGACGTAACCGATATTCTTGAAAGGAATAAAGTTCTCCTAGAGATAGATAAAGCCAGACAGAAAGCACCTGATGATTTGCATTTGGTGGCATCTATACCGTTTACGGTGATAGACGATCTAAACAAGCTAGGGATTATGAGAGGGTTTACGGTCTTAGACCAGAAAGCCTTGAATAATTGGCTGAATAAGCCTGAAAATCAGGTCTGGAAAACATATCGCGGGAAACTCTAATGTCTACTAAAAAGAATAAAGTTGCGAAGGAAAAAGGTGTCACAGTTGGAGTATGTGTTCCAGCGCGTGATGAGGTACATACAGGATTTGCGTTCGACTTTGCCAAGATGGTCGGACACGATGTGAAGTTTCGGTGTGGAGATATAGAGAACGGTCTGAAGCTCTACACGATGGCAGGAACTCTGATCTTTGACCAGAGAGAAGGATTAGTAAAGGCTGCGTTATCAGAAGGTTGTGATGCAGTCTTGTTTATTGACTCAGATATGCGGTTCCCTAGCGATATTATTAGCATCATGCTAAGTCGCAATGTTCCGATATTAGGTGTCAATGCAGTAACGCGGAGAAAGCCTGTTGTTAGTACGGCTCTGAATTTAGAGTTGACTAAGGATGATGAGTCTGGGGAGATTAAAAAGACTCGTTGGCTAAAGGTAGATTCGCGTGGAAAAGAAGGAATTGAGCAGGTTACTGCTGTTGGTTTTGGTGTAACCTTGATTCGTAGGGAAGTCTTTGAGAAGTTAGGAACTCCGTGGTTTGATGCTCAGTGGTCACCGAGGGGAATCATAGGCGAGGACGTATATTTTTGTCTGAAGGCCTTAGATGAGGGAATCCCGACGTATGTTGACCATGATCTATCAAAGTATATCGGTCATTTAGGTGTATCTGAGCATACATGGGCTGATGTTGGAGAGACTGCAATCGAGGACTATAACGCAGGGAAATAGACATGGCGCTAACGGATTACAGTTCGCTAAAGACTTCGGTAGCAAGTTATCTGGCTAGAAGTGATCTTACTGACCAGATACCGGACTTTATCCGTTTAGCCGAGGAAAGGCTCGCTAGAGACCTTAGAACGCGCAAGATGCTCGTTGTAGCTCGCGCTGATACTACCGCTAGTGATTCGACTGTAGGGCTTCCTACGGACTTCCTAGAGATGCGAGACATGCACCTTAGAACGACTCCGGTTCAGGCGCTAAATTATATGTCTCCCAATGCTTTTTACGCTGGCGCAAGAACTACAGATTCAGGTCGCCCTAAAGACTATACGATCTTAGCGAGTGAGATTCAGTTTGCTCCTGTCCCAGACACGGCTTACAGCATTCAGATGTTGTACTACGCAAAGCCGCAATTCTTGTCTGATGTAAATATAACTAATGTATTTTTGGCTAATTACCCTGATGCGCTGTTATATGCTGCGCTAGGTGAGGCTGAACCGTATCTCATGAATGATGCAAGGTTGCAGACTTGGGCTGCTTTGTATGATCGTGCGATAACTGCAATTAATACTTCTGACCAATCCAGTGAGTACGGTGGTCAGCCTATGTCTATGTCTTATGTGAGGTAAAAAATGGCCGAAATGTCAAACCACCTTGAGAACGCTTTGATTAACGCTGTTCTCCGCAACACAAGCTATACGAGTCCTACAACGACTTATCTGGCGCTATACACGTCTGATCCTACGGACGCTGATACTGGCACTGAGATCACTGGTGGGTCGTATGTACGTCAGGCTATTACTTTTGGCGCTCCGAGTAACGGCACGTCAACTAATAGTGCGGCGGTAGAGTTTCCTCAAGCTACTGCTGATTGGGGCGTGATTACTTATGTCGGTATCCGTGATGCGGTGACTTCAGGGAATCTGCTGTTTCATACGGCTCTGGACGCATCTAAGACGATTAATAACGGTGATGTGTTCAAGATTACTGCTGGCAATCTGAGCGTTCAACTTTCGTAAGGGGTAATTAAATGACAACAATTACTTTACGGAATGTTAAGGGATCAGCCCTTAGCTTTACTGAGGTTGATAACAACTTTAGTAATCTGAACAATGACAAGATTGAAGGCATTACGTCTAGCGTAGACAGTGAACTTGCCTTGTGGAGTAGCACGACAGGCAAGGTTCTAAAGCGAGCTACGGTAACAGGTGTATTGAAGGCAACTTCAGGTGTGGTGGCTGCTGCTACGGCTGGAACGGATTACGCTAAACCTGATACGGCTAGTACATGGAGTGCTAACCAATCGTTTAACAGTGGAAATCTGAGGCTAAATGGTTCTTCTAGCGGTACTGCGACGTTGAATGCTCCTGCTGCGGCGGCTACGAATACTTATACGCTTCCTCCTGATGCTGCGACACTAGGCTATAGAAATGTGCCTCAGTCTGGTTCAGATAAAACGACTTCTTACACTCTTGCGACAACAGATGTTGGTGAATTTGTTGGCGTTGGTACTGGCGGGTCGATCACGATTCCGAACAGCACATTTGCTGCTGGCGATGTAATTAGCATTTTTAATAATACGACGGGTAATATTACGATTACTTGCTCAATTACTACTGCTTATATCGCAGGAACAAATACTGATAAGGACACGATGACTCTTGCTACAAGGGGTATTGCAACGATTCTATTCATTAGCGGTACTGTTTGTGTTGTAACTGGAAACGTAAGCTAAGGAACAGATATGAGTGGAATCATGGCAATGCTGTTAGGTCGTGCATTAGCGACTAGCGGCCTTAGTGTAGTACAGACGTTTACTGCCTCTGGTACATGGACAGCACCGGCTGGTGTCACCAGCGTCGATTATCTTGTTGTTGGCGGTGGCGCTGGCGGTGGCGATTTTGGTGGCGGTGGTGCTGGAGGATTTAGAACTGGCACAGGTTTAAGTGTAACGGCTGGAACTGATTACACAATTACTGTTGGCTCCGGCGGTGGCGCAGGTAGCACTGGTAACAAAGGAACCAATGGGAATGATTCAGTATTTAGCACTATCACATCAACGGGCGGCGGTGGCGGCGGCGCGTTTAGCAACACAAACCAAAATGGATTAAACGGCGGCTCTGGAGGCGGCGCAGGATCGTCGGCAACTGCGCCTTACCCTAGCGGCACAGCTGGGAGTGGAAACACTCCATCAACAACACCATCTCAAGGAAATAACGGCGGTACTGCGGTTTCTACGGGCGGTACTGGAGCTGGTGGCGGTGGTGGCGCTGGCGCTGTTGGGGGAAATGGTTCTGCAAGCACAGGTGGAAATGGCGGTGCTGGAACTGCGTCAAGTATTACTGGATCGTCCGTCACGTATGCCGGGGGTGGTGGCGGTGGTGGCACAAGTACTGTCGGAACTGGCGGTTCTGGTGGCGGTGGAAGCGGCGCAAGACAAACCCCGGCGACGGCTGCAACCGCTGGCACAGTCAACACTGGCGGCGGTGGTGGTGGTGGCTACACAAATCAACAGCCATCCGCAGCAGGCGGCTCTGGCATCGTCATCCTGAAATACACCGTAGCATCGCAGACTGTCTTTACCTTTAAGTCATCTACTAAGTGGGTTGCTCCGACTGGTGTGACTAGTGTGGATTATTTGGTGGTTGCTGGTGGAGGTGGTGGTGGTGGCAATACCGGAAACGCTTATCAAGGCGGTGGCGGCGGCGCAGGTGGATTCAGAACTGGAACTTCATTAGCGGTTACTGCTGGCACCGAATACACAATTACTGTTGGAGCTGGTGGAGCAGCAACAACAACTGCCGCCGGAAACAACGGAAGCGATTCGGTATTCAGCACCATTACTTCAACGGGTGGCGGTGGCGGCGCAGGCGCTGCTACTCAAAACGGCAAAAACGGCGGTTCTGGAGGCGGTGGAGGCGGTGGAGGAACTGGCGGCACCGGAGGAACTGGCAACACTCCAAATACAACCCCATCGCAAGGAAATAACGGTGGGGCTGGACAATCAGGTACGCCATACGCTGGCGGCGGTGGTGGAGGCGCTGGAGCAGTTGGTCAAGCTGGCGGCAGTGGAAGTAATGGCGGCGCTGGAACGGCCTCATCTATTTCTGGTTCGTCCGTTACATATGCTGGCGGTGGCGGTGGTTATGCCACTCCAAGCGCAGGAGCGGGAGGCGCTGGCGGTGGCGGGAATGGAGCTGTTACAGGGAACGCAAGCAATGGAACGACAAACACCGGTGGTGGCGGCGGCGGGGCGTTAAATACCTACAGCGGCGGCGCAGGCGGTTCTGGCATCGTCATCATCAAGATAAATCAATAAGGATATTCATGCAAAGCAAAGTTTATCGATACTTTGGAATTAACACGGCAATGGAGCTTCTTCGTCCCGGCGCTAAATGGGAAATAAGCAACAATATGTTTACCCGTTGGGAAGATCCAAGACCTTGCCCTAGCATGGATGAAGTGAATTATGTAATGGAGAAGATCAAAGAGTTTGAGGATGCAATTCCTACGATTTGGCTTCCTGAGCAACTAGAAGAAATTACGGCACAGGTTAAAGAGATTGAGGATGCAATGGCATGATTCATAATCTTTTTCCTACTGCTATCGGAATGTTTGACATAGACCGTGAACTTACTGACGAAGAACTATTATTTGCCAGAGGTCAGGAAACTAGACCAAATGAAGGAAACTTAACCAGTGTAAATAACTTTGTTCTAAGAGATATGACTTCTCTTAGAGGATGGATTGAAGATTGTGTAGCAGAATACTTTAAAGCAACAACCGATCCTAAGCATGACGTTCATTTAAGAATTACTCAGAGCTGGTTTAATTATTCTGAGCAAGGTCAATGGCATCATAAACACGCGCATCCGAATAGCTTTGTTTCTGGTGTTTTTTATCTAAATACTAACGCAGACGATAAGATTTATTTCTATCGTTCTGGCTGGCAACAGATTAAGTTCCCACCTGAAGAATGGAACGCATATAACTCTGAGTCATGGTGGTTTGAGGCGAAGGTAGGGCGATTGATTTTGTTCCCATCATCGCTTGAGCATAATGTTCCTACTGTGCAAGGTGAGGATACAAGGATAAGTATGTCGTTTAACACGTTCCCTGTTGGGGTTGTTGGCGACGAACT